GGGAACGCAGGCTCGAAGGCTGTGAAGTCGACTCCCGCTGGAAGGGTATGAAAAGATCCTGGTTCTGCCGAAATAATAGGCGCTGAATCTTCGTAATCGTCAGCAATGAAGCCATTTTCACCCTGGATCTTAAAAAATCCCATTTTTGACGCGCCAACACGCGCATTTATGACTGCGGCTTCCCGAAAAGCTCCTAATTGCTTGATCGCTGGTATTGCTGGCGTTAACCAAGGCTCGCCACGAGTTTGTCCAGGACGAGCTTGTTTGAAAATATGAATAACTCTATCCGCAGGGATTCTAGTGTGCTTAGGACTACGCTTTGATGTCGCAAAGTCATAATCTCCTGGGTGATATGTCAAAACGTGATAAGCAACAGGCTTTTTGAAGCGATCAACCTCGATTCCCATTCGAATCTGATTGCCGTTCTCAACATTTTTATTCAATTGCTCATCAATTTGATCTGCTTCGATGAATTCTAGCGCGAACGAATCGTGAAACGATGCGCCACGATGCTTAATGATGAACGCTTCACCATCTTTCGCAACCAGTTCAATCGCTAATTTTTGAACATCGATCCATGACATTTTCCCACAGACAGTAGGACGGCTATAACGCCCCCATCGTTTGAAAGCATCTTCAACGGATTGATTGCCTGATTGATCTAAATTTCCAACTGAATCGATTGCTTTTGATTGAAAAAAAACGCCTTTTTCACCGATTACATTAACTTTCAGCAATTCGAAATAACGTCGAGCATATTCGTTATTGTAAGAAAGATCTCGACTCCTATTCCTTAACTCTCGTAGCGCTCCGCGCAACTCAGAATCTGCTGATCTCTCAGATGCAACAAAATCGCTAAATAAGCGATTCGTATTCACTCCAGCATATCCCCTCCGCTGAATTTCCTTCTTTGGCGGGGTTCTAAAAATATCTAAGATACCCATCAGAACCTCACTTTAATGGTGGCAGATGTTGGGCGATGGTTTAATGCGTCAAGTTTTGCCCTTTCAGATACGACTCTTCCTGAAAAATACTTCTGGGCTTCAACCAATTCATCGAAAGTCATCTTAGTCAGGCTTCTTCCAGCGATGCTGTAGGATGACACATCAGCGTCAGCCTTGCCCTGCAACAAAGACTCAATCTTAGATAACATTATTTCTGAATGTGACCTTGGATCGGCAGAATTTAAATCTAAATCAGGAATGACTTTGAAATGTCCGCGATCAACGACTTTCCGTTCACTGTCAGAGTTTCGGACAATCTCAATTTGCCAGTGATAATCGCCTGGATTGTAGCTTGCAGTAGCAGTTGAGCTTGCTTGAATCAGGAAATGCGTAGTTTGGCCAGTAGCAGTGAGATTAATCTCATTTCCGCCACCAGCTATTCTAGCTATGTAGTTCAGAGTATAACTTGCCGTCGGATATGCATCGACAAGATCAGATCTTTTCCATTGGACAAAATCGCCAACAACGATTTCGCTAGGTTCACCTTCAGATACTTCGGTAAAGTAATTTGTCCTTGTCGACATTGTCACCGCCATGCATTGACGAATCCTTGCGTCTGAGGGACGAAAGGACGGGTTATTTTATTCGGTGGCTTTTCAGCCACTTCAGGCTTAGATTTTATCTTATCTGAAATGGTATTGACATCCACGTTAAGTATAGCGTATGCCGCAACCGAATACACCATGCAATCGAGCGCTTCATTTCGCGGCCTGATTTTCTGAAATACCCGTTTCTTATATCCTCTTACAAACCTAGTGACAATCTTTTCTGCCGTGAGTTGAAGGAAATATTCATCATTCAGTTTATCTGAAAAATGAATATAACCAGCACCTGGCTCGTTGATTCTCATCCTTGCGAACAATAAATCTTTGACAGTATCCACCCCAATCGGGAATAGATGACATTTCATAGAGTTATTTCTACTTGGCTTGCCTGCTATTGGTTTTCCTTCACCACCGACACCTTTGATCGCAAAATAACGCTTCCCATAGTTCTTTTTGCAATAAGCGTAAACGGAATTCGTAAAGTGCCCCCCCGAGTCAACGCAAGCCGCCCGAATTACAATTTGTCGTTCATCTTCTGTTTCATAAACTTGGCCAAGTGTTTGATCTAAAAGCGTCCACATCTGGGGAGTCGATGGATCTCCATACAAGATTTTGTGATCAATAATCCAACTCTGATCATCCTTACCCCATCCAACTATTGTTATTTCGAGTCTATCGTCTTGGGTATCAACTCCAGCAGTCAACAGTACAACTTCCTCTGGGACTTTTTCCATAGGCTCTCGTCGTTCTGATAGCGAATACTGATCAACAGATTCACCTTCATCTTCCCAAGATTCACCCCAATAGGTATTGCAGAATACCTTGAGCTGCTCTGGATTCTTTTTGACAGACAAAAATTCTCTGACACCATCACTTAATGGCGTCCAGGGAGAATAAAGGCCAGAAATCTTAAACCCAGCTATTCCTTTGAATTCGCCACGAGCTACCCATTGCCCATTTCTAACCGCCCAGCGCCTATCAGCATCCGTCCAAAGGCATCCGCACTCCTCGCAAACATAACCAGCAGTTTCTGGATCATCATTCTGCCATCTGACATTAGCCCAGACTAGAGTTTGCTGATGTTCGCAGTGCTTACATGGAACATAATATTCACGCATGTCCGATTTTTCATAAGCATCCTCAATTCTCGAAACACCTTTGATCGTTGGGGTAGATACAGCAATGATCTTGCGATTCCAAAATGTTGCGGTACGCTTTCGAGCCAAGTTCAGCGGATCACCCTCGCTACCAGCCGATGCTGGGAAACGATCAACCTCATCTGCGAGCACTATTCTTATGGGACGCGAACTTAATCCTGACGGCGCATTACTTCCTGTGAGGCTCAGACTTCCACCAGGAAAAATCTTATGCATCGTTGTATTGTTAGAATCTCTTGCCCTGGGATCTTTTACTTTATTTTGCAGAGCTGGGGTGGCACGCAATAGTCCATTAGCGATTCGATCTTTACTAAATGCCTGAGCCATAGACTCGGTGGGCTGTAACATCAGGATTGGGCATGGATCGTGATCGATGTGATAACCAATGATGTTGAGTAACGCTTCAGACTTTCCCAACTGAGCGCCAGCCATAACTACGACTTCTTTAACTTTAGGATCAGAGCAAGCATCCATTATGCCGCGTTGATATTCGGCTCGACTGGTATACCATTGTCCAGATTCTGAACTGGTTTGACTGTCCAATTTCCTTGTGGAATCAGCCCAAGAGCTAACCGTTAACTTGGGTGGCGGCCTCAGAATGCTCATCCCATTCAAAAGTATTCTCTTCGCTTTCGACAAATTTTCCATATTCTGACAATTCTAAAAGAGCTTCTTCTACAAATGATTGGAGCATATCCATGATGACATGAATTTCTGTTTGGCCACTTAATAAAGGTGCCGCCTTAGAAGGAATGGATAGCATCTTTGATTTCATATCTACAAGAATCGATTGCCATTCCTTAGCCACGTCTTCGGTTCTTACCAAAACCTCATTCAGATGATCTAGCTCGATCTGCGCTTTGTCTGCTTGCAGCTTAACCAGCCTAGACTTTTCCAAATGCATATCAGCAGGCGCTGCGGTATTACCAGCCATTCTTTCTTGAAGATATCTGATATATCCCTGGACTGCTGGTGCTAATTCATAACGATTTCTTTCTGTTTTCGGAATGACACCTTCTTTGACAAGCTGCTGGACTCTTCGTTCAGTTAAAAGTAAAAGCCTAGCAATAGTCGTAACAGGATAAGTCGGCGCACCTGCCTCAGTCATTATCCTTCCTTAGATCATTGAACCTTCTGCCATCTTCGTGAACGGCTTCTTTGCCTGTGAAGTCTTGCCATCTGTTGATGATGACATCGCAGTATTTAGGATCTAGTTCCATCATCAACCCATTTTTGTGATTTTTCTCGCAAGCAATCAATGTTGATCCTGTTCCAGCGAATGGATCTAAAACATTGCCAGTATTTTGATTGACTATGGATATCCCTTTTTCTGGCAATTCAACTGGAAAACAGGCTTTATGATTTTCTGCTTGAGATCCTCTATTGCTGATCTGCCAAAAATTACTAGTTACCTCTTTTACTGCTATGGGTTGCTTGTTTGTTGAGAATATATATATCGGTTCCCAATCACGCATTAATGAGCCCTTAAAGGGAATTGTGCTGCTTTTTTTCCAGCATATCTGTTCAACCAAATATGAGATTCTATTGCTTATCTGCTTAATATACTCAAATCGTGATTTGGCGTTATAGCTCACATTCCAAAATATGAACCCATCTGTTACTGAAAAACATATTTCCAAGACTGATGAAGCGAAATCAATATATGCTTCAGATCCCAAATTATCTGAATATCCTTCAGAATATAATTTGACACTTTTTTTCTTGTTAAAAATATCTCCTTGTCCAGCTGTCGCATTTGCATTATATGGTGGCGATGTAAAAACCATGTCGGCTTTTTGCCCATTCATAAGTCTTTGAATTGCATCAATGCTAGTGCTATCCCCGCACATCAACCGATGATTGCCAAGTATCCAGACATCGCCTTCCACCGTTACAGGATCTTCTGGGACTTCAGGAACTTGATCTTCGTCAACTAAACCGTTTACTTGCTCTGGCAGTAATAGGTTCTTCAATTCATCATCGTCGAAACCCGTAAGGCTTAAATCAAAGTCATTCTCATCAAGGTTGCCAAGCTCTAATCTAAGAAGCTCTTCATCCCATCCAGCATTCAACGCGAGCTTGTTATCCGCGATGATATAAG